CTCCTCCACCTCCTCCACCTCCTCCTTCTGGTACGAGTAAACTAGAGCCACCCATAAAGCCTTTTAGTTTATCTTTTACTTTTCCTAGTTTATCTGTAAACCAGTTGCTCACATTATCTACTGTCCCTTGGATGTCTTCTTCTGTTATCATTTCTAGGGGTCTAGCATTCATTGTCGCTTCTACTCCATCAGCAAAGTTTTGAGCCGTTTTATCTCCAAACTCTTTAGCATTTTCAGATATTCCATCGAATGCTTCGGCTATAGTATCTCCTATTCCAGATGTTGCTTTTTTAAACCCATCAGCTATTTTTGATTTATCAAATGTAAATATTCCCAGTATAATATCTCCTATTCCACCCAGTATTTTCATTGCTGAATTCTTCATCGCTACAAAAATATCAACTACACTTTTACCCCAAAATATTGCATAAGCTAATACTGTTTTTAAAGTAAAAATGACATATTGAATTGCTCCTCTGAAAAGTGTACTTTCATTATAAAGCGTTATAAAATAATTTACAAATTCCACCAGATATCCTTTTACCGTTCCCCAGTTATTATAAACTACATAAAAAATTGCACCTAAAGCTACTACTACTAATCCTATCGGAGATAGTACCATTCCTAAAGCTGAAACTAAACCACCAGCCAGTGTCATTAATGGTCCAGATAAAGCTAATACAGCTGCTGCTCCAGCTATTAGTTTTTTAGTTCCTCCATCTAAAGATGTAAACCCTTTCGCTATTTTTGTAGCTCCATCAACTAGTGCAGCAAATACTGGCATCAACATCGCACCCAGTTCCATTGCAGCGTTCTTTAAATTATTAAAAGACTTCTGCATTTTAAACCCTGCAGTTTGGCTGACTGTTTCAAAGCCTTCATCTACAAACCCAGTAGATTGGTGTAAATCATCAAGTACAGCTTTGTATGTTTCGGTTTGATTTCCAAGTACACCTAGCACCCCTTTTAATGCTTGGCTTTTACTAAAAAATTCTGATAGGTCGACATTGTTAGTTGCAAATGCCTCTTGCATTTCTATTAATGTCGACTGTAATCCTTGGCTTCCTATCTTTTCCCTTAATCCATCTACTGACATTCCTACACTTTCTAGGGCTGCTTCCTGCTTTGGAGTAATTTTAGCGAATGACATCATAATTCCACCCAGTCCTGTGGTAGCTGCGTTAGCATCTCCAGTAGTTTTGGTGTATGTAGAAATCATCGCACCGAGTTCTTCAAATGAGATATTTAAATTAGCAGCTAGTCCGAGTTGCGTTCCAAGTACTCCAGCCAGGTCTGATGCTTCAAACATACCAGTCTTTACCATTCCTCCGAAAATATCCAGGGCTTTTGAAGCTGATAGATTTTCCTCCCCATATGCGTTCTGAGCAGCTGCAGCTACTTTAGCAAGGTCAGCTTGTTCCCCTAGTCCTATCGCTACACCTTTTGACACTTGCTCCAGGGTTGACATTGCATTCGCACCTTTAAGTCCTGCAGATGTTAAAAAGAATAAACCCTCGGCTAGGTCAGCTGGTGCTTGTGCTGTTTCGCCAGATAGTTTCATAACCTCTTTTCCCATTATATTGACTTCCTTCGCTGAAATACCGACCAGGGTATTTATCTTGGTCATATTCTTTTCGAAATCAATAGCCATTTTAGCTCCAGCTACTCCTATCATTGCAAATGGTAGAGTGAAGCTCATAGATATACTTCTACCTATAGCTTTCATTTTCGTACCGAATGCTACCATTCGTTTTTGGGCTATTGCTAATCCTTTAAAAAGTGGAGATGTAACTGCGTTGATTACTACATTTAAGGAAGCGAGGGCTTTTTTAGGCATTTTCTTTTAGTTTTTGTATTTGGTCATCGTAGTCGGAGTCTCTTATAATCTTTTCTATATCGTGCTTCTTTTGTGCAGTCGTTTTTATTACTTTTTCCCAGGGGAATGTAGTAATTTTTTTAGGATCTATTCCTCTTTTTAAGTGTGGATTAATAATAACGCAAGCCATCCATCTTGCTCGCTCCCATTCTGCTTGTTGGTTTTGTTCGTACAGCTTTTTGCTTCCAATCTGAGCATTGTAAAAATTGCGAGGGCACATATTATAAAATTGTTCTAAGCTCATATTTAATTCTCCGAATGCTATTTGTTCTAATATATCAAAAGTTATTTCTTCACTCTTTTCTTTTTTGCCTTTTTTTTTGATGTGTCTTCCTGGCCTCCTATATTGTGTCCCATATGTTCTCCGAATATTTCTAAGGCTCTAGTAAGGCCTCCCATATCTGAGTCTAATAAATCGCTTAATTCATCTATCGTAAGGTCGAAATCTTGAGATGATTTTCTGCACCCTTCTTCGATTCCTACTAATACTAATTGTAGAGCTTGGTCCAGGGTCATATCCTGTCCTAGATTCATTAGTTTGTTTAGCGATGTTCCTGTTGCTGCACAATATTTTCTTAGTCCGTTAAAGCCAAAAAATACAGGATAATTTTTGTTAGCTATTTTTACTATTTCGTATGTCATTTTCTTTATTTTGTTAAAGGTTAATTTTAAGAGTTTTCCCCAGCCACCCCTTTAACAAATAAAAAGGTAGCCAGGGTTTACTCTATTGTTGTTATGATGCTGCTTGTACTAATTCTCCAGTTCCACTGAACGATCCACTCCAAGTACTCGAGTCTTCATTTGGTGTGTCTGCACTTAAAGATGTTAGGAATGCTTGACCAGTCCACTTGATGTCTCCTGTTACTTCTGTAGAGAATTTCAATTCAAATTGTGTTCTAGCGTAGATGTATGTGCTGTATAACTCATTAGCTGTCAGGCCTGCTATAGCCGATCCATCTAAGTTTGTAAATATTAACATTCCTTCTACTGAAACTTCCCAGTCTCTTTGTCCTTCTAGTTGGTCTCTCCATCCACCAGAGTCTTTTGTGCTTGTGTCTCTGAGGTTGTGATTCATTGATATCGAAGCTGAGGTAGCGTAAGCAACTTTAGTGCCTGCTACATAAACTCCAAATTTTGTACCGTTGATTACTCCATCTGTAGCCATAATTTTTAATTTTTTTTAGTTTATTATTTTTTTTTATTAGTTTTCAGTTATCTTGTATCTTTGTTATGTTGTTGATTGTACTAATTCATTTATTCCAGTAAAACTTAGATTAAATGTTGTATTGTCTTCATTTGGTCCTTCTATCGATGCTGATGATAAAAAGGCAAAACCACCCCAGGCTCTAGCTCCAGAGAGTAGTGGTGTTACCATTATAAACTGCTTATTTTGTCCTGTATAAAATTCTGTTATTATTTCATCAAATGTATATCCTGTTGGGGTGCTTCCATCTACTAATCTATACGCTAGTTTTCCTTCAAACTCCATAGACCATTTTCTAGTTGTTGGTAGTATTTTCTTCCAGTTGTAAGTTTCCCTAGCAGATATATCTTTGGTATCCATTTCTACACTATAGCTGACAGCTGTGCCGAATAATACAGTTGATGCTCCTATGTAGAGTAGGTATTCCGTTCCATTAACTATTCCATTTAAAGCCATTATCCTATTGTTAAAATTCCCACACGAACGCTTGCGTGTGCTGAAACAGTAAATGTGCAGATTCCATCTGTGCCGTTATATGCTGTGACAGGAAATGTCCCCATAAATGCTATATTTCCATCTGCTACTACAGTTGTAGCATCGTTTTTTTCTAAGTCTCCATATATAGGATTTTCTACTGAGGTTGTTACAGCCGTTACAGTCACAGTCACACTTGAGCCACTATCATTTTTAATCATAATAAATTCTGTTCCTCCATTTGAGAAAGTATTAGATGTCGCTTCTAATGTAGTGAGCGTTGGGGTGTCCCCTCCTTCTATTATAGTTTGACTATTTATCAGTGCCATTTTCTTCTATTTTTTTCTTTGCCTTCACTTTTCTTTTTGTTCCTGGTTTTGGCTTACATCCATCAATAGCTAGTAATTTTTCGTATGTTTCATTATCGCAGGCTAGTTTGCTTCCTGCAGGAAATACTCGACCCTGTGGGCTGGTATATTCTTTTGTTAGTGTTATATCCATTATTCTATATTTATCCAGCCATTTGCTGGGTTGTTAATAAATTCTATTATTACTTTATGATCTAAAGATGTGTAGTCTTTAAGTGTTTCTGGTTTTGTTCCTTCATATTTTAATATGAATTCTGAACCATCAATGCTATATCTTAGCGTATCTCTAAACTCCACCACTTTTGCAAAGTTTATATTATCGATTTCTAATGTTGGCAGTATACAATATTTCATATTATTAAGGGACATCCGTTGTTATGTCCGAGCTTATCATATTAGTCATTGTTCCTTGATTGTTGTTTGTGCTTAAGTCTTGGATGTAAGGGTATGCAGATGTCCCTGTTGGGTCTCCCATTCTCCAGTAACCTGTTAGACCTGTATGTGCTGATAGGTCAGTTGGTGTTCCACTGTTATAAATTGCTGTTACTTGAGTTGATGTTAATTCTATATTAAATAATGCAAACTCATCAATGTTTCCATCTAAATAAAAACTATTCTGTTCGGATGTGGCTATTCTTAATTCTGTAGGTGTATTCCACATTGCTACATAGCTTCCACTCACAGATTGTGTTTGTCCAGGTAGGATTGCATCCACATATATTTTTATTCCTGTTTGACTACCAGATCCATCATAAGTAAAAATATAATTATGCCATCCAGATGTGCTGATTGCTGCATCCATTTGGCTTTGGATATAACCTCCTGTGCTGCTATCATATAGTCTTATTCTTAATAAATCGGAGGAGCTTGTTAGTATGTGATATTCTTTTGCTAGTGATGTTGATTTTGCAAATAGTGGAGCTTGGCTTCCTTCATTTATTTTTGCCCATAATGAAAAAGTAAAAGGGATGTCTGTTAGATTATTTCCGAATGTGAAAACATCGCTATCTCCAAGGTTTAGATAATCATCTACTCCATCAAATAATATAGAATAAAGATTCGACCACGGTGCTGGTGGTGGTAGTATATTTATTCTAAGTTTAAAGTCTAAGTGCTTTATATAAATTCCTCGACCTCCATATGCATCATCGTAGTCATCCACAGCTGATTCATAAACACAGGAGTCTAGTGATACATCATTATCGTATGGTGTTGGTACTGCTCCCCATTCTCTATCTAGTGCATTTCTCACTTCTACTGCTATGTTTTCTACTTCCAGGTATGTTTCGGCAAATACTGATATTTGTACTCTTGATGTGTCTAGTATTGACCTTTGTTTTAATCTTGGGTCTGCTCCTGTACTTATGCTGTCTCCTTTCGTGTCTAATGGTACAGAGCTTATTTCTCTATATACTATGTATGGGCCTCCTGTTGGTTGTTCGCCTCGTAGAGCGAATATTTTAGTCGATGGCACTAAAGCTGTAAGGTCAGCATAATTCGTTAGTAACGGATATATAATTGCTCCTGCTCTCATTATTTATAAAGTCTTTTTAATCCTTTAGTTTCTCTTTGTAGTACTTTTTCTACTATTGCTTGGCTTCCTGCTAGGAGTATTGAACCTGCACTGCTTTGCGATTTGTCCCAGGCTGGTCTCATAAATGGATGAGGTTGTGCTGTAGCACTTCCGTATTCAACTATCGCTCCATAATATCCACCACCTCTTTGTTCATTCTTTTTAGCCGAGCCTCCTGTTGCTTTTGGTCCTACATATAAAGCTGGCAGTTTTCTACTTGCTTTTGTGCTAAATGCTTTTATACTTCTTTTAAGGTCTCCATCTTTGTTGCTTATTCCAGCTCTTGCTGATTGTATAATTGGTTTAGCTGCTTGTTTAAACACAGCCATAAAGAATTTATTTTTTTTAACTGCATAGGGTATTTTACGCATCGCTGCTTGGAGTTCTTTATTCCCTAGTACTGTGCCTGCATTTATAGTTCCTAAATTCATTAGTTATTATCTTTTGCTATTGCAGTTACTTTATTTATTTTGTGTCTTCCATCTACTTCTGCTACTGATTCTATATAAAAGTATTTTAAGTCTCTATTATCTTTTTCTACTGCTATTCTCCATCCAGGCTCTATCTTATCTACTGTTTCATCATATCTCATATAAAAATCTACTTTTTGTTGGCCTACTTTTTGCTCTGCTTCTTCTCCTTCTTTTCCACCTCTATATACTATATGAGCCCATATGAACCTGCTCGTAGTTGCTTGAGNCCATACCTCATCTTGTATNCCACCATAGTTTGCATTTTGTGTAAATCTACACTGTTCTACTTCTACTGGTGTGTCTAGGCTTCCTACTGAAATCATAAAGTTTGTATTTTATAAGGGTTCATAAGGTATTGAGCTGTCCTTGGTATTTCTGATACTATTTTTCCTACTATTACTGATTGTCTATTTTCGTACATATCAGCCACCATTATTTTAATGCATTGTATTAATGGATCTGGTATGTCGCTCGAGCTATCATATCCTACTTTATAATTTACTTTATATTTTTGCGTTATATCGCTATCTGGTGTATCTATGGTAGCGTTGTTGATATACATTCTAGGTGGTTTTGCCTTTGTGATAAATTCCACCCCAGTTTGAGCCACCCACGATGCACTTTGATTAACTGAAAGTAAAGGAGTGTTTGTTGATAAAATTGGGCTTTTATATAATATTTCTACATCGTTAATATTAAAACCATATTGATTTAATTCAGTTTCTAATAAAAAAATATTACAGAATTCTTCGATTCTTTGCACTGCTGCTTTTTCTAAATCTGCTATATAATTATCATCTGCACTAAAAGTTATACGCAGATGTTCCTTCAAGTCAGCCGTGCTTACTATTTGTGTATTATGGTGTGATTCGATTTGTAAATATTTCATTTTTGACTAACTTTTCTTTTAAAATCTTGTATTAACTTATCTCGTTTTTTCCGTTTTTTCTTAACCTAGTGATTTGCTTGTATTCTAATATCTCAAATGTTTAATACTAATACTTATTAACACTAGCAAAGTTCCCTCATAGGCCTCTAAATAGCCTTAAAATTGATTTGGCTATTATCTAAAAAAGGAAGAAACAAGGGGAAAAATTCCCCAAGTTTCGACCATTTTTTTTAATAATTATGCCTCAACTAAAGTAGCAAATGCTTTGTCATTTTGCACTGCATCTCCATCTACTAATGTAGTAGCGATAAGCGTTCCTAGTCCTTGTCTTGACTTAGTGTATGGGTCATATAATAAATCCAATCCACCGAATTGAGCTAAGTGTACTTTAGAGAAATCTCCAAACATAGCGTGTGCTTTATTAGCTGTACCTCCATTTCCTACATTAGTTGAAAAGAAACCATAGTAGTTGTTTAACTCTTTAGTTTCTGGATTCCATAATGCTGCTACACCAGTAGTTTGTAATAAACTTCTAATAGAAGAATAAGCATCTTTATCAAATATATACCCCATTCTCGCACCTTCCAATGGTACATCGTTTCCTAATACTGTAGCTTCTAAGTCAATAAAATCTGCAGCAAGTACACCTGTTGATGATGCCGTTACATCTTTAAAGATAGATGTTGGAGCTCCAGAGATATCATTTGCACTTAGTAATGCTTTTTCCCAAGTAGAAGCGATGTTAGCTGCCATATTTCTACGGATTGCTGCTTCTAGTCCTGCGTTTTGAGTCATTGCTTCTTTAGATAAATCAACTACTGAGATTAATTTTTTAGGAGTCAATGTGATACTTGTTGTTGCACCAGCAGCTGATACATCAGTACCAGGGTCTTCTGCTACCCAGCTTGATGCGATATCAGAAACTACAGGAAATTTTTGGTCAGCTACACCTGAGTAAAAATTAGCTCCTGCACTTGCAAGTACTAAGTTCGCTTCTAATTGGTCAGTGAAAGATTGTACTTCTAATGGGCTAGATGCTGCAGTCGTTACTGCTGCTCTTTGGTTTAAGATAGAATGTGGAATTGCTACACCTCTATAAGTTTGGTGTGGTGTTTCGTTTCTAGCTTCCTGGTCCATTTCTTTTACTAATCCTTCTAATTTTCCATTTACTGCTTGCTTCATTGCATCTTGGAATGAGTACGATCTTTTGTCTTTATCTACTGTTGTAGATACAGTTGCACCACCTACTGATGCTGCTACTCTCATTTCGTTTTCCATTCTTTCTGCTCTTTTAATTTCTACATCTAACGCATCGATTTTATCTAATGTGTTATCTACTTCTGTTGATTCAGCCTCGTTTAAGTTTCTAGATTCTCCTTCTGCAGTATTTTTAATACCTTCCAAAGTTTCTACTAAGCTTGAGCGAGTCTCTTTTAATTCTAGTGACTTTTTCATTTTTTTCTTTTTAATAGATTAATTTTTAAATTTAATAGTGTATTCAATTCGTACTTTTCCTCTTGTTGTTTTCTTTTGTTTTCTTTATCTATATAATTAGACCTTTGTGCAAGTGCTAGGTCATTTGCTGAAGGGTAGGCTGGTAGCGATACTGGGCTTACATCATATAATCGTTTGACTTTTTTGATGGTTCTTATATCTGCACCATTCTCTGCTCGCTCCCAAGCATCGCCATCTTTTCCAATCGTAAAGGCAAAGCTAGACTGAGTAATGTTTCCTAGTCTCATATTTTCCTTTAAATCTCGGCCAGCCGTTGTATCTGGTACATCTAGTTCATATCTTAGTCCTGTTTCATCTACGCTTAATCTTAGCGTTCCTGCTTCTGTTCTTCCAAGTATTAAGTTTGGGTCGTGATTAAAATATGCTCTGGTGTCATCTTTTAAAACATCATCAAACGCTCCTGGTTTTATTTGTTCTCTGAAACCTCCGAGGTCTTCGCTTAGGCTGTTAAAAACTGCAGCGTGGCCTATAACTACATCCTTACCTTCTTTTGTGTCTAGTCGGCTTTCTATATTAAAGTATCGCTTTTCTGATGTATGTTTTTTGTCCCATACATCTACTTTTTCCTTCGCTCTATATTCATCTTCTTCTTCTTCCAGTTCTTCTTCTTCTTCCTCATCGATTTCTTCTTCCAGTTCTTCTTCTGGTGTTTCTTCCATATCTTCTGGAGCTCTTACCACTTCTTCCTCATCGATTTCTTCTTCCACCGATTCGGCATCCACTTCTTCCTCTGCTTCCACGCTATCTTCAATAGATGCATCAGTATCTTTTTCATAAACAATTGTAACGGTTTTCTCATCTTCTATAATCTCGATTATGTGTCTTTTTTTTACATCCATTTTATTCTGTTGGTTTTTCTGTGCTTGTTT